GGGCTGGCGTCGGGATGGCCGGCTGGCTGGCGGCCGTCAGATAGTGGCCGCCCATGTTCGTCCCCGTGGCGACATCCAGCTGGCGCGCCGTCACGCCCGTGGTCCGCATCCATGCCGTGAACTTGTGCAGTCGACCCGTCTCGCCGTTCACCTTGTCGATGGCCTTGCCCACGTCCAACGACTTCGGGAACCCCGACCCGTACAGCCAGGCGATCGAGTCGCGCATCTCGAACCCGGCATCCTCCACCGCGCACGCCATCCGGTGCCACGTCCGCGTCCCACCGAACGACAACAGATGCCCGCCCGGTCGCAGCACGCGCAGCACCTCGGCCCACATGGCGACGTCGTAGGCGATGCCGGTGCCGTCCCACTTCTTGCCCATGAACCCCAGCTCGTAGGGCGGGTCCGTCACCACGGCGTCCACCGAATCATCGGGGAGCGAGGCCAACACTTCCCGGCAGTCGCCGGCGTGGAGGTCGATCACTGGAACCGTCCGGCCTTGTTGGTGATACGCCAGTTACGCACCGACCCCCACTTGATCGGATAGCCCTCGTCACAGAACGCCTGCGCTACCTGGTCGTCGGAGAGGTCCGAGTCGAGCAGGGCGCGTGCAGCGTCCGCTTCGACGTCGGGCATCCGGTTGAGGGCTTGGTCTACGAGGGGGACGGTGCCGCCGGTGCGTTTGGTGGCGGTGAGGTGGTCAGCGAAAGCCACTATCGGTGTCCGATCTGTGGGCGACGGGGCACTAGCTACTGACAGAACGTCAACGAAAGCGGGGGGCGGTTCGCTTTCGGTAAGCCTCGGTGAGCGCAAACATGCTTTCGGTGCAGCACCTACTCCTCGGAGTTGAACGCAACCTCGAGGCCATGCACCGAGGCGCAGAACGTCTGCTGCGTTTCCTCAACCTGGGTGAGCCGCTTCGCCTGTTCGATCTGGCGCCGCTCGATCACCGCCAACCGTTCGTCCTGCCCGGTCTGCCCGGCCAACAGGCGTTCCATCATCTGCACGATGTTGCCGTGACCGTCCTCGGTTGACTTCTTGGTGGCGAGCGCGATCAGAGCGGTACCGATGGAAGCGACGGCGGCGATCGACGCGACGATGACCGCGCCGAGGGCGGTCCACTGACCATCCGAGAGGGCGAGCAACACCGCGGCGCCGAGGATCACTTCACGACCTCGCGCAGCTTGACGATGAACGCCTCGTCCACCAGCGACGAGCGGTCCCCCCAGTGCAACCGGTCTTTCGCCGCCTGCACCGCCGCCACCGTGCGCGCCCCATACACACCGTCCACCTGATCCAACCGGAGCAGGCCAACGTCACGCAGCAACAGTTGAAGCTCTGCGACCTCGTCGGAGCGGCCACCCTTCTTGAAGATGAGGGCATCGGTGGTGGGCGCGACGAACTGCTGCCACGGGCGGCCCTTGTTCGGGTCCACCGGGGGCGCAGGTTGGCGGCCTGGCACGGTGGCGGGGTCGATGCCGGTGGCGAGGTCGCCGGGCGTGCAGACCACCTCAAAATGCATGGCGTCCTTGTTGTTGCGGTAGTCGCCGCCCCAGCCGAACACCTGGCGCCCGTTGCGGGTGCGGATCGCCTTGATGTCTGCCCGCATTGCCGGGGGCATGTCGGTTCGCAGGACCCGCCCGTAGGCGTTGGTCTGCCAGTTGATGTCGGCCGCGATGCCGTAGGCGTGGAGGCTGTACCCGGTGCCGCCCGTGATGCGCCGGCAGTTGTAGGCACCCGTATCGGCACGGCGGGTCAGGTACCTGTGAGCCACAAGGCAGGCGTTCAACGCTTGGAACGCGGCGGCGGTGCGCTTGTCCACCGTGATGCGCCCGGCCCCGTTGAGCGGGATCGTGACCCGGTTCGACGCCGCAGAACACGGGGGACCCCATGCCTTGCGAAGTTGGGTGGTGGTGAGCATCAGCGTGTCTCGTTCCACTGGAAGCGCTCACGGTTGACGCCGTGGGGCGCGACCGGTTCACAACCGGGGCACTTCGCCTGTTGGAACGCCTTGCGGATCACCTGCCAGACAGAGCGCATCGGATCACTCGGCCTCAGGCGGAGGGAACGCGATCGACGTGAGCAACGACACCACCGCGGCACCCGCAGACAGCGCAGCAACCTGCTGCCAGTCAGCGTCCAACACGTTCACCGCGTTGGTGCCAAGCGCAGCAAGCGCGGCCTGTGCCGCGGTACGGCCAGCACGGATCAGGGCAGCTTCGATCAGAGACATTGGGGGCTCCTAGGGGGTGTAGTAGACGAGGTGTGATCCGGCCTGGCGGGTGACACCGGTGGCGGCCCCGTTGTTGACCTGACCCCAGATCAGCGAGACCGCGCCGGGAGTGGTGGAGGTCAGGACCCAACCGGTGATCCGGTAGGCGACACCGGGCGAGGCGATGACACCCGCAGAGATCCCGCCACCCGACCCCGACGTGGTGATGTGGGCGCCCTGTTGGGTGCCGGTGGTGGAGGCGATCGACGTGGCGAAGTGGTCCACGAAGAAACTCATCGTTGCGCCGGACGGAATGGTGATCCCGAGCGACACGTCGGCGGTGGCGTCACCGGAAATCGTGAGGTGGAACTCGACCCGGTAGTACGTCGAAGCGGCGGCCGCGAACGTGATCTCCGGGTCATCGGTTTTGGTGGTGCCGGTGCGGGTCAGGTCTGACGTGGCGCGGACCAGCGTCGGGATGCGCGAGGCGAGCGACGTGGCGAGCTTCGCCGCGGTGACCGACGCGTCCGTGGGGGTGCGGGTGTCGGAGAACCGGGCGTCGTTGCCGAACGGGACGGTGCTACCGGTGGTGCCGGTGGGGATGCGCGCGATATCGAGGGTGCCGGTGGTGATCGCGGACGCAGCATGGGTGTGCGAGGTGGCAGCGGCACCCACGTCGGCAGCGGTGGTGCCGTGCGGGTTCCCGGCGACCACCTGCGAGTGGTCGTAAGCGGTCTTGCCCCGGTCGCCCCGGTAAGCGGTCGTGGAGGTCTCACCGAGAGCCACGCCGCCGCCACCGAGGAACGCCACCAGGTCGATGGCCGACTCGAAGTCGAGGAAGATCTTGGCCGTGAACTCGGCGGTACCGAGCGCAGCGTCGGCATCGTCGGCGAAGAACATCACGCCAAGCGGGATCGGGGTCGCTAGGGGGGCGCCGGTGAAGTGCGAGTGGTGGACGTGCGAGACCACCAGCAGCTTGTCCAGCGATGCCGTGGTCACATAGTCGGGGTGACGGGTGAACGTGGTGCCGTCCCAGTCGTAGATGCCGGTCGTCGTCGGGTCGCAAGGGTCGTTGTTCACCGCCACCACGTCACCGACGGACACGCCGAAGAACGCTGGGCCGCCTGCCGTGACCCATGCCGCGGTGTCAGCGATCGGGTCGATGTCGGAGGCGGGGTAGGTGCCGGAGGTGTCGACCGGGTGAAACGCCACGTCCGCGTGGCAGAACTTCAGGTCGGCCAGGTAGTTGGTGAGGCTCTGCCCGCCGATGGTGACGTAGTCCGAGGACACGTCGCGCTGCGGGATCGTCGGGTCCCCCACCTGTATGTCGGCCAGGGTCCACGACACCGACGACGGCAGGTCATCGGTGAGCCGGATCGAACGCGTGATGGTCGGCGACGAGTCAGCCACGGTGAACCGGTAGAACGAGGTCGACGGCGACGTGATGGCCTCGTTCGTCTCGAGGACGATCGAGCCCTCGCCGTCGGCGTCGAGCTTCACCGTGGACTGCTCCACGATCACGTTCGAGCCGACGACACCGCCAGCAGACCCTGCGACAAGGGTCACGATCACGTCGTGGTGTGCGTAGGGGTCGCCGTTGGTGCGCGTCGCTGCGATGGTGACGGTCTTGGTCATCAGATCCCTCAGCTCTTGGCCAGGTTCAAGGTCACGGACATCGCAGTGCCGGGACCGGCCGACCAGTTCCAGCCCTGCACGTTCAACACGTCCCACACGATCGGATCTCCCACCGGCGGGGTGTCAGTGAGAGCGACCGGGATCTCGAGCTCCATGGTCTGTACGAGCCAGTCCATCAGCGCCCCGTCATCGCCGGTGTCGAGGTGCGGGTACAGCGGCACCGCCGACAGTTCGACCGGCGGCGCCGCGTACCGGTCGAGCACTGCAGTGGTGAGCGCTTCGGCCACGGCCCGCGACTCGGTGCGAACCTTGATCGACTTCTCTCGGCGACCGAACCTCGAGGCCCGGTCCTGGCGCACGATCCCGGTGGTTGAGTAGGCGCCGCCGGTTTCGTCGCCGGTGATCGCCACGAACTCCACCGCGGCCGAGGTCACCACCCGATCGAGGCGGGTGCCCGAGAGCGTGAGCGGACCGCGGCGCAACGGCGTCGGGTCCGGGTCCGGGGATGGTTCGTCGGTGAAGTGCGCCGTCGGGGTCGCGTAGGTGGCGGCGAGGGTAGGGTCGTCGAGGGCCAGAAGCGACCGGACCCTGACCCGGCCGTCACGCAGCGCGTAGGCGTCGCCGGCGATGGCATCGGCCACGTCGACCACGGCGGCGCCGAGGGTCTGCGGCCACGTCGACGCCTCTTCGACACCGACGAGGGTCACCGTAGGGTCGGGTGACACGATCGACACCGGCGGCGGGTGGGTCTCGTCGTATTCGTCGGTGAGGGTGAACCACTGGGCAGCGGCGTAGAAGTAGGCAAGCCGTTCGGCGGGGGTGTCACCGCGGCCCCACGTGAACCCCGTCGTAGGCGCCGACGACAGGCGAACACAGTCGTTGTCGGTGAGCGCCCGGTGAAACACCAGCAATTCGTCGAAAGCGGCCGTCGGGTACGACCCGACCGGCACCACGCCCAGCACCAGATCACCGGCGAAAGCATCGGCGGGCACGTCGACCAGCTCGGTCACCTGCTCGCCGTCGACGAACAGGTCGACCGACGTTCCGCCGACCACGCGGACCGTGATCCCGTGGGCGGCACCGTCGTCGTAGTTGTCGCCGTAGGAGTAGAACCCGGCCGTGGTCGGGGGCGGGGCGACCATCGTGGTCAGCTCGGCACCGGCCCCGTCGTACACGGTGAGCTTGAGGGCGCCGCCGTCGTCGCCGTCGATCCAACAACGGAGACAGCGATCAGCGCCCGAGGTCACGGTGAAGATCTCGGCTTGCCCGGTCCCGGCTAGGGACCCGTTGTCGTAGTTGTGGGCCTCCCACATGAGCGACACCGCGTAGGCCGGGAGATCACCGTCGGGGAACACATCCGCTTCGGCCGACACGACCCGGACAAGCGGGGCGATGCCGAACGCCGAAGCGGGCCGGGTGATCCAAATCGAGTTGAGGTCGATGATGTTCTGGATCTCGCCGGCCTTGTCGAGCTTCGACAACGGGTCCAACGTGACCACCGGTTCGGGCACAGCGACGCCGATCGTCACCGTCACCCCAGAAGCGGCGGCCGTCGTCGCATCGGAGAGCACCACGTCGGTGGCCGACACAACCTCGGAGATCACGCACGGCACAGGGATACCGGCGCCCGACACCGGGCGGCCCACGTCATCGAACCGGAACCCGGCCGTAGCCGACGTAAGCGTGTAATCGACGGCCGTCACCGCGTCGGTCACGGTCCGAACCTCCGACGACGCGGTGACCGCAGCGCCCCCGGACCCGGAGCGGTTCGGCAACTCGTAGCCGTCGCCGGTGATCGTCTTCGACGCGACCTCACCCGGGACCCACCAGTCGGGGTCGAGCGCAGCAACCAACGCCAGCCACGGCGACGGCGACATGTCGACCCATGCCATCGCTGCAGTCGGGTCGAACACGGTCAACGTGACCGTCGAATCGGTGCCGTGCGCCGACCGGTTGACCGGCCACCCTTCGGGGCCAAGGAACCCGCGGGCGATCACGTCATAGGTGCCGCCCTTGTAGGTCATGCGGATACGCGCCGGGCACAACGGGAGCCCCAGGTCGTCGGCTACCGGGACCAGGCCGTCGCTGTTGAGCGGGTCAAGCTCGCGGTCGGTGTTGTCCAACGTGATCGTGATGGACCCGGTAGCGAACTTGCCGGTTTGGTCGGATCGGCCCGCCGTCCATGAGAACCCCATCACGCGTGCGGAGAGGTCCGTGTAGGTGAGCGTGTCGGGGTCATCGAGGTGGGAGGCGTCGAGCGCCACCTCGACCTTGAGCACCGGGGCTTCGTAGGTCATCGACCCACCAGGCCGGTGGCGATGATCGGGCGGTTCTGCGATGCCCCGTACTGGTGGAGCCCTTCAGCCGCCAGGCGGCCAAGCTCGCGCCCGTCGAGCACGTGACCGTTCACCTGGAGCGTGAGGTAGACGTCGCCGCCGCCACCGCGGCCGCTGAGCATCGAACGCGTCGACGCCGCCGGGACGATGGTGCCGGGGCGGTCGGGCACGAACAGCTCGGGGCCGCGCTCGCCCACGATGGACAGGCGCCCCACGGCGGGCCGGCCGCCGGCGGCGAAGCCGGGGATGGCCCCGAGCACGTCGCCGATGACGCCGGCGCCGGGGATGCTGGTCAGCTTGTCGACCAGGTCGCCCACGCGGTCCATGGCCTTCTTGAGCCAGTCCCACAGGGTGCGAACGGCGCCCACCACGGTGTCGATGGCGGTGCGGGCGGTGCCCAGAGCGGTGGAGAACGCGCCCCCGAGCACGCCGCCCGCGGTCTTGAGGATCGGCAGGATCTTGGTGTCGAACCACCGCCACAGCTCGCCGGCCTTGGTGACCACCCAGCCCACGGCATCCCGGCCGGTGGCGAAGGCGGTGGTGAAGGCCTCGCCCAGGAAGGCGGCCACGGTCTTGAGGGTGGGCAGGATCTTCGTGTCGAACCAGGTCCACAGCTCGGAGCCCTTGGTGACGAGCCAGCCCACGGCGTCACGGGCGAGCCCGAAGGCCTGCACGAGCAGCTGGCCGGCCACGGCGGCCACCACCTTGAGGGTCGGCAGGATCTTGACGTCGAACCAGGTCCACGCGATCACGGCCTTGTCGATGACCCAGCCCACCGCGTCGCGCAGGAGCCCGAACGAGGAGACGGCGTTGGCCTTCACCACGCGCACCACGGTGTCGACGGCGGTGCGGAACCAATCGACCTTCTGGTACGCCAGCACGAAGGCGCCCACCAGCAGGGCCATGGCGCCGAGCACCAAGTAGACCGGGATCAGCGCGGCGTTCTCCGCGATGGCCAGCGCGACGGTGGCGATGGCCAGACCGCCAACAGCGGCGGCCACCACGGCGATGACCGGGGCGGGGTTCTTGCCCACGAAGTCGGCGATGGCGGCCACCACGGGCCGCAGCGAGTCGATCACGCCACCGAGGGCCGAGGCGACTCCGAGGGCGGTCGGCTTCACCTGGTCGAAGAAGTTGCGCGCCGAGGCGAGGGCGACCGGGAGCTTGTCGCCGAGCCAACCAGCCGCCGCCGCCAGCACCGGGGTCAGGCCGGTGGCGATGGTCTCCTTCACCTCGGCGATGACCGCCTTGAGCTTGTTCTGCCCGAGCAGCGCCTTGTTCCCGCCGTCGGCCCAGGCCTTCTGGGCGTCGGTGCTCTTCTCGAAGATCAGCTCCTGGGTGGCCACGGCCTTGGCCTGGGCGAGCGCCGCCCCGGTGAGCTTGTCCTGGCCCTTGGCGGCCAGGCGGGCGTCGATGTCGGCTGCGGAGATGGCGATGCCGAGCGACTTGAGCCCGTCGGTCTCGCCGAGCATGGCCTTAGCCAGGATGTCGCTGGCACCAGCAGCCGACACCGTGCCACCGGACCACGACGACAGGGCACCGGAGAGCCCGACCACCTTGGTCGACATGTCGGCCGCCTGGCCGGCGGTGAAGCCCATCGGCTTGAGCAGGTCGCCGAAGCTGGCGGCGAGTCCGGCCAGCTCGTCGTCGGTGAGGCCGAACGCCTCGTTGTTCTTGTCCGCCCACTTCCGCACGTCGGCGGCCTGGCCCTCGAACACGACGTTGGTCTTCTGGCGCCAGGCGGATACCTGCGCGCCCGACGTGAGCAGCTGGTTGCCGAACACGGCCAGGCCGCCACCGATGAGGGTGGCCCCGACGGCGGCGCCCTTGAAGGCGGAGGTGATGCCGCCACCCACCTTGGTGAGCTTGGACTGTAGGCCGCCACCGGCGGACTCCACCTCGCCGAACGCCTTGCGAGCGCCCTTGGCGTCGCCCGTGATGACCACCGCGAGCTTCTTCTCAGCCATGCGTGTTCACCTCCGGTTGATCTCGGCGAGCGCGTCGAGGTAGCGGTTGAACTCGGCCACCGAGTAGGTGGTGAAGTTCTCGGGCGTGATGCCGAAGTGGAACGTGAGAGCCGGCCAGGACTCGAGGTACCTGGCCCTCACGATTGGGGGTCGGTACCGTCCAGGGTCGGGTCGTCGGCGGTGACCTCCGTGAGGTCGACATCGTCCTCGCCGAGATCCTCCGGCCACTCCTCGACCACCTTCTTGAAGGTGAGGAATGGGTCACCAGCGGCCCGGCCGGCGAGCCACCACAGGACCTGGAGCGAGTCGAGCCCGAACTCGACCTCGCCGAGGAACGCCTCCACGGGCAGGCCGGTGGCCTTGCGCACGATGAGCCGCTCCCTCATCGGCAGGTTGTCCGGCGACGCCAGGACCCGTTCCTCGTCGCGGATGCGCAGCTTGAGCATCCGCTTCGCCGTCTTCACCTCCTCCTTCCGCTTGCCTACCCCAGGTCGCGGTGCCTTGGCCATGGTGCTCCTCAGTCGTCGAACGCTTGCTTGGTGATGTCGTCGATGAGGTCGCGGACCTCGTCGAGGATGTCGTCGCCGTGCTTGTAGATCGCGGCGTTGATGGCGTAGGGGCCCTCACCGAGGACGCCCACGTCCCAGGAGGCGCCAATCCAGTTGCCCTGGGCCTTGGTGCCCCAGAACGCGGGGTTGGCTCGGGTCTTGCCGGCGGGGGTGCGCTCCCCCACCACCTCGATGCGGGCCTGGCTGGCCGTCGCCCGGCCGGAGAGGGCGCCGGCGAAGTGCCGCTGCTGGCCGCCCATCGTCTCGGCCTCGTCCTGCGCCCACCCGGCGGCCACCCGGACGATGGTGCGCATCCCACGGGTGAGCTCGCGGTTCCAGTTGGTCTCGCCCTCGAGGGCACGTAGCTCCTTGCGGAAGCCGGCGAGGCCCTCGATCTTGACCTCGCCGGCCATGGATCAGACCGTGGACGACGCCGAGGTGAGCACGGCGGTGATGGCCGAGGCGTTGGTGGTGCTCGAGCGCACCGCCTTGAGCTTCACGGGCTGCTCGGCCAGCTTCGTGCCGCTGATCGTGGGCGCCACCTCGTCGTAGCGGCAGTTGGCGGTGATCGCCAGGACCGCCGCGCCGGCCGAGAACGTGGTGACCACGGCGACCTCGGTGCCGTTCTTGAGGGCGTTGATGCCCACCAGGTCCCGGAACTCGGCGCCCAGCTCGACACCGAACTCCCGGCGGCCCTCCCGCAGCGGTTCGGACACCAGCTCGGAGCCGAGGAACCGTCGGTCGGTCTTGAGGCCGTTGCTGCCGGTGAGGGTGAGGTCGGTCACCTCGGTGGCCACGCCGGCGACGGTGACGCTGGCGTGGTTGAACTTGAACGGGGTGGCCGCCAGGGCGCCGTAGCTGGCCGAGGCGAGCGTGGCACCGATCGTGACCGTGACGCCCGTGGCCGTCGCCGTCGTGGCCGCCGAGAGCACCACGGTGGTGGCGTTGGTGACCGAGGCGATCGTGGTGCCCGCGGCGATGCCGGTGCCGGCCACGAGCTTGCCCTTGTCAGCCTGGGTGAAGGCGGCCGTGGCCGAGGTGAGTGACGTGTCGGTGTTGGTGACGCCGTCGGTCACCGAGCGGGTGCCGAAGTGGGCGTCACGAGCGACCACCGTGAGGCCGAGCGTGGCGATCTCGTCGACCGAGCAGGCGATCTCCCACTCGGTGATCTTGCAGCCGAGCAGCTCCACCGGGATGAGGGCCGAGCCGGCCACCGGGGCGATGCCGAGCTGGGCGGTGAGCGACAGGTTGTCGATCGCGCCGGGCGTGAAGGTCTGGGTGTACGGGCCTGAGCCGGTGACGGCGGCCCCGCCGAACATGTGCTTGAGCAGCAGGCCGGTGAAGTCCTGGTACAGCTCGAACCCGAAGTCGGCCTCCACCGTGATGGGGCCGCCGTTCCACTGGTCCGAACCGATGATGTCCAGCCCGGCCACGACCGACTCGGACTCCAGGCGCTCCTTGCCGTAGGTGAACGACGGCTCGAAGACGGGGTAGAAGCGGGTCGCCGCGACGCGCTTGCCGTAGTCGACCTCCTCTGCAAAGCCGACCTGCGAATCGGCGGGGGTGACGGCCATCAGGACTCCTTGGACTTGCCCGGGGCGGGCTTCTTGGTGGTGGGCTTCTTGGTGGTGGGCTTGGCGAACTCGGGACGCTCGGCCAACTCGTCGGCCACGCCGGCGGGGCACTCGAACGTGTCGCCCGGCTCGACGCTCACGCCGAGCACGGGGATGGTCTGCGTCACGGCGGACGCGTTGCGCAGGGTGGCCATGTGGGCGCTCCTCAGCTCGGAGTGATGCGGGAATGGATCGACAGGTAGACCTCGCCGTAGCCGAGAGGTCCATCGGGGGTGCTGGTGACCAGGCGCCGCCGGCGCACGATCGACGCCGAGAGCACGCCGTCCAGGTTCCCGAGCGACGGGTCGCCGGCGAGCAGCTCGTGGATGGCGGCGTGGATCTCGGCCAGACGGTTCTTCGTGTCGGCGCGCGTCGCCCGGCCGCGCACCCGGATGCGCAGCAGCACCTCGAACACGTCGTCGTAGGGCTTGGTGCCGGCGG